GCCACTTCGTTGTTTTCCCCATATCCAATCAGGTTGAAATCCAACCCCAGTTATAGAATTAGAACTGCCAGTTCCTGTGTAAGTAACAATGTTAAAATAATCTGTTGGTTTATCTATTGTTGTATAAGCCATTATCCAAACTCCGCTAAATTTTTAGTGCATAACGCAAAATAACCTGATGGCACAGCATATTCAAAATTTCCAAAACCATTGGCATCTGCATTACCTGATGAGATTGAAAATGGTGGAGATCCAAAGTTTGCATCAAATGTTCCTGATGCTGAATTTTGCCATAAAGTTGCGGCAAAAAAATAAGCTCCAAAAGGTTGACTTGAAGCAGCAGTAATAGAAACAGCACCAGTTCCAGTTGATCCAGATGTAGGATCACCACTATTTTGAAAAGTACCATTTTTTGAAAAATATAATTTATTATTATCTAAATCTAATGCAATTCCAATTATGTCTCCAGCTGTATAAGTATTTCCATAAGGATCAACTGTATAAGAATTATTACTTCTTATCTTTCCGTTATAAGCATAGTACGAATAGCTACCTGTCGTGTTTCCTAAATTTTGATTATTAGCTGTATATTGATCAGAAATTATACCAACTAAATAATCATCAGTTCCAGAACTTTTTGAAACAACTTTTATTTCTGCATACCATTTTCCTGTGGAAACACCTAAAGTGCTTAAATTTGCAGTATTTGATGAAGTTCCTGTTGCTATTTTAAGATTACCCTCACTAAATGTAGAAGCAGAATAATAATTATCTAAAGGATTAAATGTTGCAAAATTATTTGTGCAAGTATCAGTAGATTGATCTACACTTGTTAAATTATTTACAGTAAAGTTATTAGAGTTTCCTGATACATCTGCACCTAGACTACTAGCATTTTCAAAGTCTAAATAGAATCCATTTGTGCCAAATGTTAAACCAGATACATCTATTGGTTTCCATATTGTTGAACTATCAGAATCAAACTCTCCCAAGTCTGTAGGTGTTAATTGTTGTCCATCAACCATAACTACTTCTGTCATGTAACCATCTAAAAATCTAGTATTTTGACTTAAATGAGTATAATACTGTGCCGCTATATTTATTCTTTGACTCCCAGTTAATAAAGGTAAATCCTCATTTAGACTTGGATAATTAGCTGTTGCAAAACTTGTTATTTCAGAACCATTTACATACAATCTCATTCTATTCGCTGAAGTTGATTGAGTAGTATCACAAGCTAAAATAATATGATACCAAGCTGATGGGTCTCTGAAAAGAGCATTAGTTATTAAATTATAGTTGTAATATCTGCCAACAGCAAATTTATCTCCACCTTGAAAAAAAAATTCCATTGTATTATCATCAGAGGCACTTACAGATGTTGCAATCAAACAATGATCACCACTACTAACAATTCCTCTTTTAACCCAAGCTGAAAAAGTAAAAGTTTTTCTATTACCATTACCTGAAAAAGTTTTATATAAACTATCGCTACTACCATCATTAAACCTACACGAGTTAGCAACTTTATATTCTCCTACTAATGCAGATGCTACGTTTCCTGTTGAAATAGTTGGTAACATTAAATCTCCTTTGGAAATTCTGCTAAAGGTCTTGTTTGAGTTCCATCTTCTTGTTCAGTATATTCGTATAATGTTTTAAGTTCATCAACAGTAGTACAGGCATCTATTTGAGTTTCCATCTCATTTGATTTTGCTCTTACTTCTGTTCTGAATGATGTGATGTTTTCAGGAACATTATATTCTGCTACTTCTGTTGCTTTAACTACATACCAATCTGTAGGTGCAAGTAATCCTGATGCTTGTTGTTTTACTATTCTTTTCTTTTCAGTTTTTAGACCATAATTAATTATTTGGTTGCCATCTTCGTCTAAAACAGGATCGCCATTTTCATCAACAGCATCTTCATCTTCTAATCTTTTTGGTGTAGCATTTCCCCATGATCTTGTAACTTGATTGTCTAAATAATTAAATTGTTCATTAGTGTTTATGTAATAATATTCATCTTTAAAATTTGATGTATCAGTAATAACTTCATAAATACCTATGGCATTTAATTCAGAAGATGACCATAATTGAAAAATTTTTGCTGGATATTGAACCTCATCAATAATCATAGCTTTTGGATTATTAATTATTTTTTCAATATTATCGTCTTTGACTAATGCGTACATATTTTAACTTTCACTTAAATTAAGTGTTCTTCCAACCTCTTGCCATACAGAACCATTATATTTAAAAACTAAAATATCAGTTTTGCCATCTGTTGATGTGAATGTTGGTGCTGTTGATGCCGCAAATTCAAATGCAGTATTGAAAGCGATTGTGTGTGAACCATCATAATTTATCTCAAGACAAATAAATGAACCCTCAACAGAATTTGTTGGAGCGGCAAAAGTAGTGTTCTCTGTTGTTAGATGATATGCGTTTGGTTTTGCCTGTGAATCCCATGCAACAGCATTTGATGAAGATGTTAATGCTTGTTGCGGAACATAAGCTAGATCATTAAATTTTATTGCTCCTGTTCCTTTTGTTGAAAATTCTAAACCTACATTTGTATCACTTCCATTTGCAGATAAACTAGGATTGCTTCCTGTTGCTTGATTTGTAATTTCTAAAAAATTAACTGCACTTGCTGTTTTTTGAAATATAAGTTGTTCATTATCTGAATCATCAGTTATTCCATGTGCATCATCAAATTGAATATTAGATGAATTTGTGTCTAAATTACCGCCTAATTGTGGAGTTGTATCTCCTACAAGGTCTGAAGCTGAGTCAGAAACATCAACTGTATTTGATGATGTATTGAATGTAGCAAATGTAATATCATCTGAACCATCAAAGAATTTAAGTATTAATAAATTTGACCCTGAACTAGAAGTATCAAGCCAGAATGTGCCTGTTGTTGCAGAACTAGGTCTTGATGTACCAGAGTTAGAAGAATTTATTGCCGCAAAAACTGTGTTTAAATCAGTTCTTACAGAGGGGAAACTCGCATTTGAAATCGTAAAATCTGTTGCCTGTGCCATGTTAATTTATACTCCTTTTAAAATCCTTTTGCAATCATATCAAATTGTCTTGAAATGTTTGTGCCACTTGAATTTTTAAACAAAACGTCAAAACTATTAACAGTTTTATTTGAAACTGTAAAGAAATCTCCTGTATCTGCATTTTCCATTGTTATACCAACTGCGTAACTTGTACTTTTAAATGGTGAAGAAAATGTAACAGTTTTTGTTGAAGTGCCTGAAACAATATCATTTTCACTTTGTATTCTGTCAGGCATATCAACTGTAACTGTAGCTTCAGAAACAACAGCAGTTGAAGCTAGATCACTTGATGTTAATACAAGCCTAAATTTTAAAAATCTAGCTGTATAGTTTCCTATAACAAATGTTTGAAAAGATGTAAAAGTAACATTATCATCAGATGTTGCAATTTCTAAATGAGCATCACAATTTGCTGGTGTATCTCCATCAAAATTAGATTTTGCAGAATCAAACAATCCACTTCTATTGTCAAATAAATCGTCAGGGTTTCTTGCGGTTTGTGTTAATGAAGCTGTAACTCTTACTGTGTGTTTCGCACCAATATCAACTACATTAGCAAACTCATAGTTTCCTGAAGATTTGAAGTCTGCATTTGAAACACCAGAGTCAAAAAATCTTGTAGTTTCATCATCAAAATTTCCAGAAGCACTATCAAAAAGTTCGCTTGAATCTAATATTATTGCATCATCTGATATAACGACATCATTTTTAGTTCCAGAAAATGTAGGGTGTTCGTTAATAGTAGTAACTGCATTAAAATTTTGTAATCCAGCAACAGTTGATACTACAGCAGTTGCATTAGAACTAAAATTGCCCAGCTTATCAACAGCTTTTATCAGGTAAGTTCCTACTCTTGCTGGTACAGTAATTGAAGTTGCTGGTCTTGAAACTTTTGTAACTAAATTAACAGAGTTTAACCATTCAGCAGTTCCATCAGTTTTTGAAGAAAATCTGATTTGATAAAAAGCCAAATCTAAATCTGGTACAGCATCATAAGATAAATGTGCATCTTGCCCTGAAACATTACAAGTAAAGTTTTCAACATCTGATGGTGGTGCAATCGCACCTACAATAGTTCTTTGTGCAGTTACAAATGATGAACTAACTCCTTGTGTATTTACCGCTTTTACTCTTACATCATATACTTTTTGATCAATTACATTTAATATTCTATGATTTAGTGATGAACCTCTTGAACCTATTATAAAATTAGAATCTGTGCTTAATTTATATTCTACTTGGTAAAAATCAACAAAGCTATCAGGTGAAGCACCGATAGTTACATTTAATGCCACTATGACAGTTCCGTCATTATATTCGATTAATTCATCATCTAAAGTTACACTTGCTGGTGGCTGTATTACAAATGGATTTGGAAGATTTGTAGATGGTGTTGATGTTTGTTGTGTTTTAGGTGCAAATGTATAATGACTTCCTTGATATTCAACTAATGCTAATCCAATCGTAAAATCTTCATTAAAAGTCAAAGACATAACCCTAAATGGTTTTGCAGAAAAACCTAGTGAAGCATGAGTTATATTTACTATATCTCCAATAACCAGATCATAAGCATCAAAGCCTACATTTATTTGAATTTGTAAAGATTCTCTGCTCCGCCTCAATATAATCTCAGCCATCTCCTCTGCTTGATAGGGTGATGTAAGTGACTTCATAGAAAATCTTCCCTCTAACAAAAAACCACCATCAGCCGCTTTTAGAGTTGCGTGTCTATCTGCAACATCTAATCCTGAATCATCAATAGGTGGAAACTGAACTTCATCTGCTTGGAAGTTTCTATCTGGATTTACAAAAGAAACTATAACCCTATTGTATCTATCATTTTTGCTTGGAGAAGATAAACTATAACCACCAATAATATCATCTTCAGTAAGTGTAATTGAAGCTGAACCTGTTGTTTCAATAACTAATTTATATTTACCACCAGCATAAGGTAAAAATCCTCTGCACCCTGTAATTAATTCTCTAAGGTTAGATATAACTTTTTTTGATGTATCTAAAACTGCATTTGTATCAAAAAGATTAATTTGAGAACCACCTGAAAAGGGAGTAACCTGAGTAACACAAACTTGTGAAGCATCATAAAAACTTTGTAGATCAATATCAGCAGTTGGTATTCCTTTACCATATCTTTCATTTCTAAGATAATCTAAAATACAAAATGCTGGGTTTGTAGAATATGTTGCACTAGACTCAGTTAAACTAGAATTTAATGTTACTATTTTTTTACCTTGTATCTTTGCTTGTACTTTTGGGATTGAGCCAAAAATATCTTGATTCCATTTAAACTTGAAAGCAAGATAAGCAATACCTGATAATTTATGATTGCTTGTCCAACTAGATAATGTTGATAATAGACTAGATGCACTTTGGCTATCTGTACCAAAATGTGGCTCGATTGTGATGTAACTAACACCATCTTTATAAAAATTACTATCTGAACTTGCTACTGTTCTTTGTGTATTATCTGTAAGAGAACCACTAAATGTTACTACTTTGTCATCAACTCTAATTTCTTGTATAGAGTTTATTTCACCCTCACACATAACAAGAGCCATATAAAGAAACTCATTATCTGTTCCTGATGTTTCTAAAAATACTCTTATACCACCAAGAAGTCTTTCCCCATAAACAACAGGAATAGCGGCATCATTACTTTGTTTGTTGAGTAATACCCCACGTTCAAAGTCATCAAATTCACCTACACCAAAATCAGGAATATCAGGTGTTGGTATTAGCCATGAAATAAATTTTGTAAATATTTTAGTAAAAGCTTTTGTAAGTTTTTTTAAACCTTTTTTAATAGGTTTGAAAGGATTTGGTAATTTTAGAAAAGATTTGATACCTGTTTTATTTACAGGTTTTCCATATCCACCTAATTTTTTTAATATTTTTTCTTCTTCCTTATTTATGTAAGCAATAAACTCACCTTTAGGTGCATATTTATTTAATATTTTTTTTGCTATTTTTATTAATAGTTTATCAAACCAATTAAACATTATGCTCTACCCCATTTAATATCTTGTACTGTTTGACTAGAAAAATCCATACCTTTATCTGTACTAAAAAATCTTTGTTGTGATGTATTGTTTGTTTTGCGACCTGATTTTTTTTCAAAGTCAGCCCAATGAGAAACTATATCCAAAGTGACTCCGCTAGATGTATCTGTTTCTGTTATTGCAAAATTATCAATCGTGCCTTTGTAAAGTAAAAAAGGGTCAGCAATTAAAGCACTATTATCATCTAAAAAACCTCTAAATATTGTAACTGTATCTGTAATTACATTTTCATTTAAAACTGTTGAAATAAATGTTTGATCTGCACCTGAAAGTGTAATTGATATTGGAGATAAATTTACATCTGTTTCCTCTGTAAAATCAGAAACACCCATAATAAAATCACTTGCATTATATGTAACTGAACTTCCTGAAACTGATGATGTTAATGAAAAAGAGCAATCAGTAATATTAACAGGAGTACCGAACCCAATAGTGATAAAGTGGACAGGTCTAATATCATTTGTCGCTAGTTCTGTCTTTATTGATGATGTTAGGCTTCTCGTCATATTTTTCGTAACTTCTTCTAATTATTTTAATAGTATCTAATACCTTATATTTAGCATTTTTGGTAGGCTCATTATATTGTCCAAGATCATTTGTTTTAAAATTAATATTTTCTTCGTCAATGATTTCTTCAGCAGTAAAATCAGCATTAAGCCAATAAGTGACTTTATACTTCATTACAAAGCTTCTTCTACATCTAATTCAAATTGATAGAGAACATTCCCATCTTTGTCAGCACTTACAGCACCAAACTCTTGAACATCATTTGTAAGATGAACTGTAAAAGGAATATTGTCATAAAGTATAGTTTCGTCATTTGATAATGCAGTTGTTAATGGTGGCTCTATTGTGACAGTAGCCGCACCTGAAGAACTTGTTACATCTGCAACAACCATATAAACTTTTGTGTGTCCATTAAATTTTATAAAATCACCAGCCCTTAATCTGTTTGCAGTATCAGCCGCAAATCCATCAATAGCAATAGTAGTATCTCCAACTGTGTGACTACCATTAACAGCAAGTGTTCCTGTTTCAACTCCTCTGGCATCTTCTATTTCTGGTGGTATGATTGTAAAGTTTTCTTTTTGTGATCTTTGTTTAATAATAAAAGCCATAAGTTCACCATAAATATCTGATCTTTTTCCTGTAATTATTTGAGCAGTAAAAGCAAATCTTTGACCATCTATTTGTCTTGCAAGTTTTTTACCTGATTGTGATTTAGATATAATTGTGTTCTGTATGCTCCGAATACCAAGAGTTGAAAAACCAGCAGAAGATATTGGAAATGCACCAGCCATTAGATTATACTACTTCTCCCTTTTTCATTTACTGCGTTGTTTATTAGTTGAGTTATTGTTCCTCTTGATCTTACAAGTAATTCTTCAAAACCAGAAGCATCTACTGTATTAATATTAAAATTAACATTTACTGCACCACCCATAGAACCAAGTCTTGAATTAGGAATAATCTGACCAGATGAATTAGGTACAAATAATTCACCACCTTTTCCTGAAGCACTATCACCAACTACAACAGGTTGACCTTTTCTAACAGAACCACCTTTATTGAAAAATGGTATTCCACCACCACCCATAGCTAATAATATTGCTTGTAAAGCAATTTGTTGTTTCAATGCAGAGTTTTGTTGATCTATTGCGTGTTTTTTATCTTTTTCTCTTTTGAATAATTTATTTAAAAGTAATTCTTCTATTGCAAGTAAAGCCATTCTTTCAATAGTTTTTGCTAGAATATCAATTAAAATTCTTTGTGATAATTCTTTAAAACTTTTTACAATATTTTTTCCTGTTACTAAAGACTCTGCAAGACTTCTTGAAAAAGATTGTGTAGCATTAGTAATACCATTAAATATTTCTTGACCTAAACTAAATTCTTCATTTTGTTGTTTTATTCTTTCATGGATTTCCATTCTTAAAGAATTTTCTGCTTCAACATTTTTTTTATGTCTTAAATGTGCTTCGTGTATATTTTTAATTTCTTGTTTTTGTTTTTTAATTTCTTTAGTTTTTTCTTTCTCTACTTTTAATGTGCTTATGTGTGCTTCATGTATATTTTTGACTTCTGTTATCTGGAATTTTTTTTCTTGTGTGATTTCTTTTTGATTCATCAAAATTTGTACAAGTTGATCTCTCTCCTTTTTAAGATTTTCGAATAATTCATTAGTTAATCCTAATTCTTCTTTTGTTAATTGAACTTTACCACCAGCCGCATTAACAACTTCATTTTGTATTTCATCTTGACTAGCTAATATTTTATTTATCTCCTCTAATCTTAATTTTACATCTTCCATATTTTCAAGATCAAAAAGACCTGTTTGGATTTTTGTATTTTTTACAAAATCATTTACTTTATCTATTAGAAAACTTATACCAGCTACAGCCGCAATACCTTTTTTTCCAAATAAAAAAGCCGCAATAATTCCAGCTTCTCTTACAAATTCAGGTAAAGACATAAACCCATCTTTAATACTTACCAATCCCTCTCCTATTTTTTTTAATGTTGGAATTAAACTTCTACCTATTTCAACTGCACCAGCTAAACCTTGTGCTAAATTTTTTCCAACAGTTGTTGCTATCTCGTCTAATTTTTCTGCATTGTCAGCTAAAAACTTATCTAAATCTCCAAATTGTTTTTTAAGTTCTTCAAAGAAACCAGCTTCAAGTAAAACTTTTTTAAAGTTAAATATTTTATCGCCAATCATTGAGAGAGTGCCCTCAAATGTTTTTGCTAGTTCATCTGTTGAATTACCAAATCTACCACCTTTACCAAATACTCTTTCAAAAGCCGCTACTGTATCTTCTATGGAAACTGTTGCTCCAGCTTTGAAGCCAAGCATATTTCTTACACCTTTCTCTCTAAAAAGGTCTGCCGCACCAATACCAGCACTAAATGATCTTTGTATTTGTTCAGCCGCAGTTCTAAAATCTAATCCTGTAGTTGCCGCAACATTTCCTGTAATCTCCAACATCTTCTGTAGATCATCTGCATTATCTGTAACTGTTGCAAGAATACCAGCACCACCTTGAATTTCTTGTAATGAAAAAGGAACTTTAGATGCAAACTTGGTCATATTCTCAAATGCCTTTGCACCCTCATTTGTATTTTTAAGTAAAAACTTTAGTCTAGTTCTAAGATTTTCTAATTCTTTACCTGTGCCAACTAAATTTTTAATTACTAATCCAGCACCCAAACCGACAAAAGCTGTTTGCAAACTAAATACAGCAGACTTTACTCTTGCAAGTCCACCTTTTACAGAATTTAAAGCTTGTTTTGTTTTATCTTGTGCAAGAATATTTATCTTTAGATTTTGAGCCATTAGTATTTACCTTTTGATGTAGATTTTTCTTGCTCGTCTTTTTGAAGCATGAAATAAGCTACCCAATGATTATATTCCCAAACTTCCATTTTTAGAAGTTCAGATAAAGTTATGTTTAACCTATCAGCGACTATAAGTAAATTTTTTAATTCAGGATTGAATATTAGTTTTTTTTTACTTCTTCAGGAGTAGCAACTTGTATCATGGCTGTGGCTATCCTCGACAATACATCTGAATCTACTTTGGTCATCAAATCCATTTTATCGTCTAATTTAAAAATCTTTTTACCATCTTTATCTAAAGCTTTCATAACTACTATGTCAGCTAAGATACTTACATCAGATAAATTTTCTGATTTTTTAAATAGTTTATTCTTTTCAAATAGATTTATAGGATTCCAATAGATGACACTTGCTTTGCCATCTTCGTCTTTCCATTCTGGAACTTCAATAGATTGGACACCTATACTCTCAAAATGAGATTTGGCTCTGTCTATTATTGACATAAATTATTATTATTCAGTTCCTATTGTTAAAGCACCTGTTCCTTGAAAAGTAACTGATCTAGCAACTATTCCATCTAAAGGTTGTGATACTGACATTCCTGTAATAACACTTGCACCTTCAAATTTTCTGTCACCTGTTGAACTTCCCTCTGGTAATAATTTAAAAGTTATACTTGAACCAGCAGTTAATTGTGTTTGAACACTATCTGCTTCGTCAAAGTGCATTTCTAAAGTTCCAGAGAATGATGTTCTACCAGCAACAAAACTTTTAGCGGCATCAGCCATTTTTGTACTTTCAACAACATCTCCTGTTGTTTCGATAGTAAATGAAACAAGTTCACCAACTGCTGAACCGCCAACTACTACTTCACCTTCTTTTCCATGATGTACTGCCATTTTTTTTCTCCTATAATTTAATTGTTATATTAGTTTTCTTGTTGTTCGTCAATTTCTTCTTCTTCGTCATCTTCAAATTCTTCATCATCTTCAAATGAGTCATCTTCTTCATCTCTAAGTTCTGCAAGTAAATCTTTGACTTCTTCGCACATCATTGATTCTTTATCATGTAACTTTTCAATGCTATCTATTTTCTTTTCTATCTTGTCTATTATTTTATCTTTGTTCATATTATCTCCTATGGTGTACCAGCTTCAAATTCGTAAATACACCTAATAGTCATTCTTATTCCACCTATAGGAAACAAAGTACCCTCATCAGTTTCAACCTGAATAACTTCTGTATCAAGTGCGTTACCAGATCGAGTAATATCAGATTCTAGTTCTGTTTCAATAGCTGTTATTAACTGATTCCTTTTTGTATCAATATTAACTTCTGCACCTTTTACAAATCCAAGAATTAAGAAGTCTATTGTACCAATTCTTGTTTTTGCACCTGAGCCTATTTCTTGATCTTCTCTAGTTTCTTCTGATGTTTGAACTATAACTGCTGGATATTGTTTGTCAGATAATTCATCTAATTGAAATGGTTGTCTTGTAGCTTTTTTAATACTTGGGCTTGATATACCAGAAATGGTAGATAATATGTTTGATGCAATATTTTCTCTTGTACTCATAACTTAAATTTTCTTAGTTCGTCTTTAACAAATTTTTCAAAAGATTTGTTTATAATCTTTTCTGTTCTAGTATTAAAGCCAAAAAATTCTCTTTGTGGGTCTGTAGTTACTTGATTAAAAAAAGCTTTATCTATTTCTTCTTTTCTTGAAAATGCTAATGTTACTTTGTGCTTACCTGTTTTCTTGACCATTGATGGAGTCAAAGCACCTAACATTCTACCAGAATAAAATAAATCTACTGCTGTTGGCTTACCCTCTCTTTGTAATCTTTTTAAATATCCCTCAGAATATGGTGCAAATCTTCTGTCTTTAAAATCTTGTCCTTTTGATGTTTTAGTCCTTATTATTTCTACTAATTGAAAACCAGCTTGTTTTACACCTTTATCAATTATTCTTGGTAATACAGAACCAAACTTTTTAAATTTTGCAGATACTTGTTTTGAATTAGTTTTGATATTTAGATTGACAGCCATTATCTATTCAATCGTCTATAGCCATGTAAAGGTTCTCTTTCATTTGAAACTATTGAGCCATCTGCTGTAGAGTCATATTCAACACCATCTTCAAGTATTGCTCTGAACTCTTTGTTATATTCAGCCATATAATATTCACCCATTCTTTCAAATCTATCTTTGTCAGCTTCAGGTCTAAATTTTGTCAATGCTGGTAAATAAAATCTACCAAGAAATAAATATACACCAGCTCTTTCAAATTGATCTAAATTTACTTTAGTGTTTTCCATCTCTACAGTATTTAAAACTGTAATATCTGTATAGACATTTGTTTTATAAGTTGGAAACCATTCTATTCTTAATTGTCTAAGAATATCATTTGTTGTTTGTAAAAGGAAATTTGTAGTTTCTGTTGCTGTTGTAGATATACCAAAATCAAAAGCATCAGGTTGATATTTTAAAACATCTGATGTTGTTATTACATTTGCACCTGTAAAGTTTGCCATATTACGATACCCATGAAATAATAATCGCAAGAAGTATGATAACACCCATTACTACTTTTTTATTATCTTTTGCTATCTTCCAATATTTTTTTAAGTCTTTCATTTTTTCTTCCTCGCTTTTTTTTTCTTTGGTTTTAGTTGCACAACTTTATCAGCAATATCTTTTAAAGTCGTCTTTTTAATTTCTTTTTTTACTTCATCTAAGGGAGTAAATCCTCTCATTTTAAAGTGTGCTACATTTGCTTCGTATTGAATTTTTGATCTAATTATAGTTTTTTTTCCATTTGTTAGTTTAATCATTTCTTCCATAATTTTCTCCTAGTTAATATAAGGGCGATTTCTCGCCCTTATAGTTATCCTATTATTGGATTGATGAGTCTGACTCGACTTCAACACCATTAGCATCGTTTAATTCACCGACACCATAGACGGCTGTCGCAACAATTTCATCGGCTCTAAGAGACGCATCTCTTTGAGTTTCGATTTTTAAGTCTTGCATCATTGCTAGTCCTAAAGCATCTGGATTAAATACTGCACCTTTGTAATCTCCAGTTGTTCCCGGATTATTACCTGATGAGTCCGCCATATTTGAAGTTTCAAATATATTTACTCCAGCGATTTGACCTACTAAAGATGATCTTAAAATTTCATTACCAACACCCGGATTTGGGTTAGCAAATGTATTTGTAAGACCTGATTTTAGATCAAATGCTACTTGTGGGTGGATTACCGCATTAAGATTATCTCCTGACACACCAGCCGCTCTTAATTTAGCTACTGCTTGGAATATCAATGCCGCAGACATAGCTGTAGAAGCTGAACCAACAGTAGTTGAGAAACCACCGAATAAAGCTGTTAAGTCTGTGTCTATTTTTTTTGCAATCGCTTCTCCAAATAATCGACCTATGTCTGCCGCTACATTTCTTGGAGCCGCATTTCTTCCTAGATCAGTTAAAGTTGTCATTATTCCATTTTCAGAACAAGTGATTGTTACTGAAGTTGGATTGATTGCTGTGTTAGATAAATCAGATGCTTCCGATACCGCCGCCGCAGAAACTGCCGCATAGATTGGAACTTCAACTGACTTTCCACCACCTGTTACTGCATAATTTCGTACTAGAGGCCTCATTATTGATTGCTCTGATGCTACGAATAATGCTTCTGCTACGATCTCAGTATATAATTCCGAGAGTGTAGAACTTGTGCTTTCGTTTGCCATTTTATTTTTCCTTTATTTATTTATTTGTTAAATTTATTTGAGTAGGTCTAGAATCTCTTTGTTTGCGATACTCAGCATACTTTTGACGATCTTCTGCCTTGCTCATGTCTAAGTCCTGAATGTTAAATGGTTTTACAGTTTTCCCCTCGACACTACTCTGGCTTCCTGTTCCAGACAAAGACCCTTTACGGAAATGTGGGTTAGCATCTAAAAACTCTTTTACTCGATCTTCAATAGAAAGTAGTTCTCCTTTTGGGTTGTATCTTATGTTTTTATTATTATCAAGTACTTCTATTCTACCATCATCATTATAATTTACTTCACTTTTTAATAAAGAAACTACTTGATCTGGTGCAATAGCATTGTTCTTTGAAGCTAATGATAAAATACTATTATCTACATTGATTGTTTTTACTTTGCTTTTCCAATCAGCTAACTCTTTATCTTTTTCAGCTATTCTAGCTTTCATAAGATTTTCAAGATCAGCTTTTGTTTTAGCTTCTTGTATTTGTTTTTCTTTTAAGATTTCTTCTTCTTTTTTCTTAGTTTCATCTAACATTCTTTGATGTTTTGCTTTTTCAGCTTCTAGTCTTTGTTTGACTATTCTATCAACATCATCTTGATTAAAACTTGCTGTTGGTTTGTCGTCAGTTTGAGTTTGTTTAACTTCAGCTTCCTGAACATCATTTTGCGGTTGATTAACCTGTTTGTCCTCTGACATTGTTTCTCCTTTGTTTATATTATCAGATCACCTTTTTTGTTATACCAATTAGGATTGACATAACTCCATTGATGTCTGCAATTATACCCACCTCTTACGAATAATGGGTCGCCTGATTTTTTACCAGACCATGACCTACTAGCCCATAACCTTTTTACTTCATCAAGAGTAAATAAACCACTAGGTCGTCTATTTAATACACCATTTATTAAATCTCTGCAAATCTCTCTGGTTGTAGGTATTACATCTCCAAAGTATTTGACAAATGTTAAACCAGCATCATTAGCTTTATTGAAATTAAGGGTTGCATCAAATTCTCTTAATGAGTCGTTTAATATCTGACTCGCATATCTTTTCATGTTTTCTCCAGCCCTATCTCTTGCAAACTTAGATTGTAAAGTTTGTATAGCTGTGTCTACTTCTGTTTTCTTTGATGCATTAAATTTATTATTATTTATAAAATCTATTAGTCTATTAGCTTCTGCATCATTTGAACTAGCATAAATGCCATTGATTGTTTGTTTAAGTTCTTTTTCAAGTTCTACAAAGCTGTTACCTACTAATGTATTTTGATAAACCTTTTCTGATAATCTTCTTGTAAATGTATTTGATACATCTTTGAATTGAGTAAAGTATTGTTGTTTTAGATTTTGTACTAAAGCAAGATCACCTTTAGTTAATTCTTGGAACTCTACAGGAATATTGCCAATTCTTTCAAAAGCTTTTTCTACTCTCTTGGCTTGTTTTGTAAAACCCTCTCTTACAACTGTATCTGACCATGCTAGATATTCTCTGTCAAGTATTGCTTTTATTTTTGGTCTGATTGCTATTGCGGCTTGGAGTTCTATTAATCTTCCATCTGTTGTTTTTTTTAAATCTCTGTTTGCTAGTTCAACTACTTCTCGTTCTATTCTATCAAGTGTTGCTATGAGAGTTTTATAATATTTTTCTTCTGCTATCTCAATTTGTTTGATACGATAATCGGTTGCGTCTTTTACTATATCTGCCATTCATTAAATCTGCTCTTGCTCTACTTCTTGATCTTCTTGTGTAGTTTCGTCTTGTGTAAATTCACCAACTTCTGCTTTTTGATCTATCTCGTCAAAGATAGTATTTAGTTTTTCATCATCATCTACAACTGCTCTTGCAATCTCTTTATCAACTTCTTTGTTAAATGTAGGTGAACCAATAGACATAGCTTTTGCTTGTTGGAAGTAAATTAAATCAGAAGCATAATCTCTTATATTAAACGAATCTGGGTAATTTATTTCACCATCAAATGTTGTGTTTTGGAACATAGCATAACATCTAAATAATTGTTCTTCTGCTATTTCTAAGTTGTCCGCTTTTTCTGAAAGTCTTGCATTAAGTAATTCAAACTCTGTTTGTAAAGCTATTCCAGATGATACTTGTTGCTTAGTTGTTCTTACTGCTCCTGTATGTGCAATCCTATTTATTGCATCTACTTTGTGATTTATTGAGTCCATTAAACCATTAAGATTTTGTCCTGATGGTTGTAGTAGATATGGTTTTAAATTTGAGTCCATTTCATCTGGCATTTCGATTACTGCACCAGCACCAGCACTAGCATTTACTGATGGAGTTTTAACTAATGATGGGTGGTTTGTTAATCTGATTAATTGTTCAATCTCAGATAATTCATTGTATATACTTTTTTGCAAATCAGCTATGTCCTGTAGGTCTGATTGACCAATCCCCCTCTTATGCGATTTGGAATTGTATAAAATAACTGCTGGTATTTTGCCAATCAGATTATCGACAGTATCTATTGTGGTTGGGTCTGATCTATCATCTTTTGAATAAATTGTTTCTATTCGATCAGGAAACCATAACCTAAAATATGTACCGCCATCTTTATCTACTTCTTCTCTAACTTTCAGATAGTCTAAATAATATTTACCATTTACTTCTCTTTTGAAATTCCAATCTAAAACATTCTCAGGTGTAACGATTGAAATATATGGTCTTATTTCTTGATTAAGTTCTTCTGCTCTTGTTCTGGTTTGTATGGCTGGTTTATCTAAAATCATAAATACATGACCATAGATAGCCGCATAGTTTTGAGCCTGTTTCATTACAGAGTTAAAGTTGTTACCCTCTAAGTCTGCATCTTTTAAAAATGAATCTAAACTAGGCTCATCAGCCATAGAACCAAAATCTCTTGAAGCTTTTACTCTAAACAAAAAAGATGAATAAATTTGAATTATATTTTTACAATGATTATCGCATGGTGTGTTACCAAGTCTTTGATTGTATTCGTTATCTAGTTCAAGATTGTACCTGTTTAGATATTGACCAATAGTATAATCGTAGCCACCATTGTATGATCTTATAAAATATTCCCAAAGATTTACGTTTTCTTTGTAATCTTTGTGTGTTTCGTAAGCATCATCTCTTGTATAAGCCATATTATTTGTGAACCCATCTTGTTGGTACTGAACTTGGCATTTGAGTTACTAAAGGTTTTATATAATCAATCATATAGCCTAGAGCATCATTCATATGGTCAAATCCATCTTCTTTGTCAGGAATATTTGTATCTTCCTTGTACGTTTGTCTTTGTAATCCTTTTATAAGATATTTGCAAGAATTGGAAACAAAAATATGCCTTATTCCTTTTGAATCTTTTAGTTTGGAATTAACAGCATTTATTCTATCTCGAACTGCTGGGTGTCTATGTTTTACCTTAACTGTAAATCCACCATTTTGTAAAATAGATAAATCTGTTCTACCACCAGCAGAAGTTTTTCTTTGTCTTGAAGCTGGGTCAGGATAGATAAATATTGGTATCTTTGTTCCATATCTATCTCTTATCTCTTGCACCATTTCGTCAGTATTACTTGAATAAATTACTATCTCATCAACTAAATATATTTTTTCTTTTTCTATTTGTGCAACACAAGCTGACATTGGGTCTATGTTGAAGTCCATTCCAATATGTAAAGGTTTTGTCCAATCTAATTTTTTATGCACAACAGACTCAACAGGGTGAAAGTTATAATAAATAGCACCAGCATAATTTTCAAATGTTCCCTCAAACTCTTGCCTAAAAGTTCTTTGATCTAAGTCTTGTCTAGCTTGATCTATTTCTTTTGGAGTAACCATTCCACCCTCTAATGTAGTGTATTGAAAGCTATCCCATTCAGAGTCTTGTTTGCCTTTGAGATACATCTCATAAGACCAATTACCATATCCTTTAGGAGTTCCACACATAAAAACATTTCCTAATGTGTCACTTACACTAGCCCTTAAAACTTCGAACCATGCTCTTTTGTCTATATCTGCAAACTCATCTAATATTAAAAAATTTAATCCTGTTCCTCTAAGTGTATCTGGTAAATCAGCAGACTTTAGTGATATAGTGCTTTTAGTTTTTCGTATAGTTATTGTAAGTGTAGTTTCGTTTATATCTTCTATCCAATTAAATTTATTAAGTATCTCTTTTAGGTTTGACCAGCAAATGTCTTTTGCCATTTTAAGAGTTGGTGCAACATACCAGATTTTTTGATTTGGTAGTGCCGCATATTTCATCATTTCAGTAATAGCAAGATATGTTTTACCAAATCTTCTACCTGATATTAAAACTCTAAATCTTTTCTTTGATGACGATATATGATGTTGGGGTTTTGTTAGAGTTATCTTCATAGCAACCAAATTTAATATAGATGTTGTATTTATTAACATCTTCTCTGCCTAGTGCTACAATTTTATTATAAGACTCATTGTAGCCATCAAGCATACATTCATAAGCATCAGGATATTTCACTTCAAAAGTGTGTGGTGGAATACATTTAGTTTCACCATCTATTACTGAACACAACATCATTGATAATATAAAACTCATTTTTTTTTCTTCTTTGCATTATATTTTCTTTGAGTTTGTACTCTCCAACACCAATGAAATATGCTTCTAGTTACCTTTACAATACTTTCTATAAACCAATCAATCATTGTTATACTCATAAATTATTTTAACTTTTCTATTCTTAAAATTTTATTATCTGCATCAAGTTCTGCTTTTACACGAGAACACATATAAGTTGCATTACTATTTCTTGTTGCAATTCTTTTTTTTTCTAAACATTTACTAATAGATGGAGTCCAAGTCATCTCTACAAGTTTCTGATCTGCACCAACAAACATCAATAAAGCTACTATTACTTCCATTAGTGATTACCATTTCTTAATTTTTCTATTTGTTTATTTATAATATCAACTTGTTCTTTTAAATGATCTATATTGACTTTATTGTATCTACTAGCTTCTATTTCTTTTTCTATAGATTCTATTTGTGATGCTAAATGTTCAATCAACATAAACATCTCTAAGTTTTTAGGTTCTTGCTCAGCTTTCTTCAAAAGGTCTGCACTAAAAAGATGATCTGCTGTTTCTAATTTGTTTAATCTTTCTATAACTCCAAAGTAAGCCCAAACACCAATAGCAACTGCTGTAACTATTGCTAGCATATTTCTTATTGGCATTGATATAGAAGTGTTCTCACTTACTTTCATATTCTAAACCCTTTTTTCCATGATTGGATTGCCCAATAAGCTGGGCTTAAAGTTTTCTGTCCTTTTACTTTTGCTAAGATAGGTCGGAATCGAGCAAAAAACATTCTTTGCCTTGTAGGATTATTCTTTCTGATTGGCATACCTTTTGCACCAAATCGAACAATCTGCACTCTACCTGATCGTTTGTTTCTTACATAGACTCCGAACTTCTTTGAAGCTGATGGTGTTCTAAAAGGTTTGTTTAGTTTTCTATTTCCATGTAGTGACATTCTTTTTTAATATCACTAATCATCTACAAATACACCCAAAAAGATAACCTGAACCATCTTTCATCTGATGTAGATTTATTGGATAGTCTAAGTAGTTTGTAAATTCTAATCTAATAATATCGCACAAAGAAAAACAATCTACATCTGCTACAATCTTTATATGGCTCAACATTTCTTTTGTTACCTGAACAAGAGTATATACACCATCATTCATAATAATTAGTTCCATTATCTTTTAAAATGTCTTGGTCGCCATTTGTTGCAGACATAAGTATCTTTGACTCCCTGAGTCCTGAATACACCGCAAAACATTCTTCTTTCAGAAAACATTCCGCAGTTACCGCATGACCCTCTACCTTGTGATGGTCTAAAATCCTGAGGCATTTGGTAGGGTATAAACTCACCATTAGGATAGAAGTTTGATCTTTTCATTTACCTTGTCCTCGATATTTCTTGTATGATCTTTTCTTGTTTTTATTCATTGAACTAAACTTAGGTCGTCTACCAATAGATGTGCCATTCTCTGTACGAGTATATTCTATGACTTTACCATAAAGATTACCCTTTTTTTTTGCCATTCAAATCTTTTACTTCTTCAGCTTTAGCTTCAATAATTAATGGTAAAGGTTCTGTAGTGTTGGTGTTGTGTATTCTATCTGACATTTGTAGGTATTGTTTTGAAAGCCAGATCAAAAGCTTATCGTTACCTTTCATAGCTTTTTCGTACATTCTTTTTCTTAAACTAGCTTTACCTTTGTTTTTATTAACTTCTAATAAATCGGCAAATCTTCTTTGTAATGTTCTTGCAGATATTCCTACAATGCTACCTATTTCTTCTTGAGTACAGCCAATCTGGCTTAGATTTGCTAATATTTTTTCATCAATAGTTTTATGTGGTCTGCCTAATTGTTTCTTCTTTTCTGCCTTGTTTATGTCGGATTTCATATTGCTATATCTCTATCTTTTTTAACTCTTTAATGCAACCAATAGGAAAAACATTACGATCACTAAAGGTTTCTTCATCATAACTAGCAAATGTCCATAAATACTTTTTATCTTTTTTAAATACATAAGCATAAGTATTCATTACTGCTGGTTTCATCTTCTCGAATTCACTAAATGAAAAATGTGAACTATCACCTAAAATATCTTCCCAAATGATGTGATAAAAAAAATACTTTTTCTTACCTATTGAAATATGTCTGTATTTTGACTTTTTTCTGACCATTTAATGCTTTCGTTTTTCTATAGATTCTACAACAGCCCTATAGTATTCAAGCTGAACTTTTAGCATTTTATTTTCAAGTGACAGTTTAATCAATCTTTTTCTTACATATTTAAATAATCTAAGTATTTTCATTATAAGTATTCTGTTATTGGCTCATTCTTCCATTTGTGCTTTTTGTATTTTTTGCCATCTTTCATAAGTATCTTATATTCACCCCAATCTGATATTTCTTTATACCCATTATTAATAACCTTATCTTTGCTAGACCCTAATTTAGTATGTTCAATTAGATTGTTATTTAGTATATCTTGCGAAGTGTGATCTGTATGTGATTTCTGTTTATCAACATATTGAAATTTGTCGTAATTTATAATGTTAATAAGAGTAACTTTTCTATTCTTGTGATCGGCTGTGGGTTGCAAGTGGGCGACCCTTGTGGTTATCATTTTTCTGCGTACTAGCCTTAGTATAAAAGTTCTCATTTCAGAATATGTCATTTTAAATCTTTTAGCTGTAACTCTTAATGGCATAATCATTTCTCCTCTACGAACAAAAATTTTATTATCTAAAAATGTTAAATCTTTATCCTGATGACTTGCAGAACTAATCATATATATCCAACAACTAGCTTGTAATAAATTTTTGAATACAGGGTGTTGCCATATATTCCTGTAACAAATAAAATAACCTGATTTACGACTCATTTTTTATCCTCTCTTTTGTAATTTTTAATATTTCTTGTTCAGTACCATACTTCTCTATAAATAATTTTTTTCCAAGATGTATTGAATCTTTACCTGTCCTATGATGCACAAAACATAATGGAATAGTTTCATAGTGTGAAGGTCTTAAACTCATTCCTGTATGATTTCTCACATGATGAACTTCTGCTGGTCTTTCACAAACAAAACAACCTAAACTAGCGACTTTTGCTAGATGCTCTTTTTCTTTTTTTGTTGCTTGTTTTTTCAAAATAATAAACCTTGTTCTTTAATATTATAATTCCAAAAATAATTTATATTATCACCCTTTGGATATGTTTTAATTGGTAATTTAAAATCTCTAAATCTTTGTTTTCTGTCTTTTTTACTTGCATGAATATAAACATATCTGTGTTTTCCTAATTGAGTTGTAAGTTCAATGTTGTTTAATTTTAAATATTCTGATCTTGATATTTTTAATTTTTGGTATTTATGAGCCAAAGTTCTCTCATTTATGTCTTTACCATTTTTATCAACAAATTTTTCTCTAGCTTTTGCTTTACCTGTGTAAATAAAATTAGATGCTTGGTAAATATATCCATTATGATTGTAATTTAAATCTGCATATGAAACTATGATAGATGGTTTTGGTAAATTTTTTATAGAGTTTGAAACTAAAAAACTTGCATAATTTTTTTTATTATCCTTTAAAACTAAACGATTTAACTCTAAAACTTCAGATTTATAAATATCCCCACAAATACATTTACATACATTTTGAGATGGTGGATTACCAAAAGTTACAACACCTTTTAAATTATTATCTTCAAACAAACCATATGAATGAATAATTTGTGGTACTCTTTTTGCATAATGAATATTTAAAATAAATTCTAAAGTATCTTCTCTTTTTATTTTTCTTACTTCTTTTGCCATACTATCGCTGTTTTTCCATAAGGTGTTTCTCTTCTATGTCCACTATCTTCAATTAGTTCTAAAAGCTGTAACTCTCGAACTCTAGCACATACACTAGATAATGGCATCTCTAATTCATCTGCGATTTCATAATTAGTTGATGATTGCGATTTTACAAATTCCAAAACCTTTTCTCTTTTAGTTTTTAATTTTGGCTTTTGTTTGTTGTATGCTGACTTACTTGTTTCAGTATAATTATGTGCTGGGTACTCCAACTCTAATTGTTTCATATTTTCCTCTCTCTAAAAAGATAGCCGACAGAGAGAGGAGTCGGCTACCTTAATTAACCTAAGTAAGATATGAATTTAATACTTATATTGCTTGGGAGCAATAATCTCTCTTAACATAAATAATAAATTTTTTCATATCTTATTTTGATTTGTAACTGATTTGCCTTTATGATGCAAATTAATAGCTAGAGTTGTATATAATGTTAAAAAAGCTAGTAAAATAGCCATTTATTTACTATTGCAATTACAACCAATTTATGAGCATTATTCGATATATTTTGAATATAAAAAAAACAATTAACCTAAAAGGAGAGAAAATGAACATATACTCAATAATGGGATATTCTTTAAATTTCCCTAAATCGTTTCAGTACGATAAAAATAATTTACCTTTTGTAAAATTAAATGCTGATTTAAATAATGGTAAAACTATTTCTTATTTAAAACCTTTGCAATCAAGACTTATAGGTTTCAATGATGATATTAATTTTAAAAATAAAAAAGAAGTTTTGAATTGGGCTAAAGAAAATTTAAAACTTTGTAATGTTTTTTCTATTAATAAAATAGAAGATGAAGATTGGCATTTTAATTTTTTTCTATTACCTAAAGCAGTAAAAAAACAATATGAGGAGAGAGCAAATGTATAATATAAACGAAAGATTATCTGAACTTAAATCAGGTAACTATTTAATAAAGGTCACAAGCATTGGAGATAAAAGACCAAACAAATATTATTCAAAAGAATATTTTGTAACAGTAAAATATCAAGTTACAGATTTGAATAATCCAAAAAGAAAATATGGAGTAATTGTTTCAGGGTTAAGTGCAAAGCCTATTGAACTAAATGTAGATAGAGAACTACTACCTACCAATTACTTTACTTGGCAAAATTTTGATGAAGTATTGTTTGAGAGATTATCAAGATGGCAAAACAATATAAATCAAGATGGCTACTATCCTAAAGACAGAAGTACAGGTCAGATAGTAGATAAAAACAATAACCTAAGAGGAGAAAACTAATGTCAGAAAATATAAAAGATAGATTGTTCAATGATGCTTTAAAACAATTAGCAGTAATGAACATGGGAAAATCTGATTACTTTGCATATTTAAATAAAGTAATAGATCAAGGAATCGCATCTGAACTAAGTAAATGTAAAGATGATGAAAGACTTGAAGTTAAAATAAATAAGATAATGGTTAATGACCAGCCACATCTTAAAATAGATTTCAACAGAGTAAAAAAGGAGAGAGCATGATACTTAAAATAAAAACTAGAAACAAAGACTTTGATTTGTTACAAGATATGCAAAAGAATTTGGGTGTAATATTTCACCCAAACACTACTGTTAGTTCAGTAGAAACTTTAATAAAAAGGAGATCGTATGTTAAGGACACTCCCAAAGCTTCAAGCGAAGTACGACAAGACCATAGTTCAAGAAAAGGATTTGTTGGAAAAACTGAAAAAGCTTCAAGAGAAAAAAAAACAGATGGCTTTCAAACTACACATGATTAAATATCACCCATCTGTAATATAGAGAGAGGATATATAGATATGAAAAAGATACTTTTACTAGCGGTTTTTGCGACCCTATTACAAGCTTGTGCTTACAAACCTGTGATCGATTCAAAAGGAAGATCAGGCACTTTTGATAATAGTAGAGCAGATGAAATAACTGATGATCTGATTACTTGCAAAACTTTAGCTAAAGACAATACCAATATGTTTGTAGAATCAGGTAAATATGTTTGGAACTATTACTTTAGATCAGCTACCTTATGGCTGAGTCCTAAAGCTGAATATAATTATCCAATGCTTTACAGAAATTGCTTAAAAGGGAGAAATCACAATGTCATTAACTAAAGAAGAAAAAATTATAAATTGGGTAAGAAAAAATAAAAAATATCAATATTTATATCTAAAAGAAAAAATTAATCATAGAAATACTAAAGATCAATATTCAAATTTACATACAGAATATTGGGATAATTTGGGTTCAGGGTTAAGTTTAGAACATAGAACAGAAGCAGATCAAGAAAATGAAAAAAGTGAGGAAAGAACTAACCATTTAATAAAATGGTTAAAAAAAATTAAAAAAAAATATAACTATGACAAAACCTACAGCAAAAATTATTAAACTAAGCTTTCAATGTGCAAGATGTTTTAAAGATGATGCAGATAAATTAGCTTGGTTTTCTGGTAAAACACTTTTCAATGAGTCATTACTCTGTCGTACTTGTTGGAAAGATCAATTTAATAGATTAACCGATAGAGAGAAAAAGGAATGGTCATTTTATGATAATTAAAAATGAAGATAAGATACAAGAGATCAATGGTATTATACCATCTTATCTAAATCAGTTCG